AGAGAAGCTGTCAGACGTTACGGGTTACCCTGATGATCCAACAGGCTTGTGCGGGTATAACTGCAGACATACGTTTTATCCATTTTTAGAGGGCATTTCTGAACCAAATCTAATCGTAAAGGACCCCGAACCCGTAACAGTTGACGAACGAACCTACACATACTACCAGGCAACGCAGGTACAGAGACGACTTGAGAGAGAACTGCGAGAGTTAAAGCGGCAGTATATAGGTGGAGATACCACGAGACTAGCGGCAATTAAGGCAAAAGAGCAGCGATACGCAAGATTTTGCGGCAAAGCTGGACTAAAGCAGAACCTTGAGCGGATATATGTGAAGGGATACAAGAGGGATTTCGAGTACATAAAACAGATTGATGGTTTTACAACTACGAAGTTTAAAGCGAGAACGCCTGCAAAAAACAACAAAGTTTTGTTCGAACCTTCGAAAACTCTTGACGAAGCACAGAAATATGCAAGACAGTTTTGCAATGACGGATTTTTTTCGCGAACCTTCAAAGGTGAGGTCTTATATTCGGGCATTGACATTGAGAACGCTAACGCTATCAATAAGGCTTTAACTGAAGTTTATAGCAAGATAGAGTTAGACAAAATATCCGGGATAAAAGCAATTTCGCCAACGTCTTCGTTGGGTAAAAAAGCGTTTAAAGGAGACACTAACGCTGTTTTTGCGTATAGCCCTGTTGAAAACGGTATTTTTATTAATAAAAATATACTGAAGAATAAAAAGACGTTTACTAATTATGTTAATGAGTCAAAAGATGCTTGGAACTTGGTTATGTCAAATTTTGACAGTTTAACAAAAGAGCAACAATCTTTAGCAGAGGTGTATAAAAACGCTGGTCGCAGCCTTGTAAGGGGGGATACAGTCGAGGGTATGTTCACCCACGAACTAGGGCACCATGCACAATGGACACTTTTTGACCCGAAGACAAACAATTTAATCGGAAGTAGGATGTCGGAATATGCTCCTAAAATATCAGGATATGCGAATGCGAGTAAAAGTGAGTATTTTGCTGAAAGTTTCAATGCTTACTTGAAAGGCGAGTTGAATTTGCTAGACCCCGAGTTTGTTAACGCGCTTCGTAAAAAGAAAGTATCAAAATAGCATAGAACATAATACAAAACTAAATACGTTAATTAGCATCGCAATGAAGCGGTGCTTTTTTATTGCCCTTGGACTGCGGCGTTAAAGGTGAGGTCTGACACAAGTTGGTCTGAACATAAGGGCTTGTTTGGACGTTAAAAGAAAGGAAATATCACAATGGCATTAACAAGAGACTCAATTAAACAGCTAGGCATTACAGACGAAGACCAGATTACCAAGCTACTAAACGCACACCATGCGGAGGTTAATCCGCTAAAAGAAAAGGCGGAACAGTACGACAAGGTAAAGGCTGACTTTGACGAACAGAGCAAGTCTATCGCTGGCCTAAAGGCGTCTGCTGGCGACAAGGAATCGCTACAGAAACAGATTGCCGAGCTAACAAGTGCAGCACAAGAGAAGGATGCAGCACACCAGAAGGCAATCGAGGAAATGCAGAGCAAACTAGAGAGCGCAGAGTTTGACAAGCTCCTAGATGATGCGATCACCAAGGCAGGCGGTCGCAGAACTGCAAGTATCAGAGCTGAGCTAAAACTTGATGAGTTAAAGGCAAGCAAGGACAGGACTAATGATATCGACGCAGCAATTAAGGCGCTGAAAGAATCGGAAGATACATCCTTCTTGTTCGGATCAGATGCAAAGCCGTCTGGTGCAAGAATTGACTCATCGGGCAGAACTGATACAGGCACAGACGGAAATGACGCAGCTATGGCAACTGCAAGGGCTGTTATGGGACTCAAACCAACAGGAAAGGAAAACTAAACAATGGCAAATCAGATTTCAAAATTTAAAATGTACGTTGACCTACTAGACGAGGTGTACAAGACATCCTCTGTTACTGCAGTACTCGACGGTGCTCAAGAGCTAGCACAGCAGGGCGCAAATGCAGACGAGCTTGTTATCCCAAAGATTGACATGGATGGACTTGCAGACTACGACCGTTCTGCAGGATACACTATGGGAAGTGTAGAGCTCACCAACGAGACAGTTAAGTGCAACTTCGATAGAGGTCGTAAGTTCCTCGTAGATGCAGAAGACGACGCATCAACTGCAGGAGTTGCATTCGGAAGACTATCGTCTGAGTTTGAGAGAACTAAGGTAATCCCAGAGCTAGACGCATTCAGATTCGCAAACTACTGCGAGAAGGCAGGAGCCAACATCGCAACTAGCGCCATTACAGACGGCGCTTCCGCCATCAAGGCGATTGCTAAGGCGTACGACACAATGACGGACAATGAGGTCCCAGAGGACGGAAGAATCCTATTTGTGTCGCCAACCGTATATGGAATGATTAGAGACCTAGACACAACTAAGTCGAAAGAGATTCTACAGCAGTTCGCTGTCGTTCAGAAGGTTCCAGCTAGCAGATTCTTCACTGCTATCGAGGTAAACGACGGAAAGACAAGCGGACAGGAGAAGGGCGGATACAAGAAGGCTACTACAGGCAAGTCGCTTGACTTCCTAATCGTTGAGCCTTCTGCAGTTATCCAGTACCAGAAGAGAAACGTTAACAAGGCAATCGCTCCAGAGGATAACAAGGATGCTGACGGTTGGCAGTTCAACTTCCGCGAGGTTGGTATCGCAGACGTTTACGTTAACAAGGCTAACGGCATCGCTGGAGCTTGCAAGTAGCATAGGAGGTAAATCATGAGCAGAGTTATAGGACTTGAGTTCGACGAGGCAACTGACGAAGTTATCGTAGAGGAAGAGCCAAAGGAAGGCGGAAAGAAGTAGTTAAATGCTATCAATGATGACAGAGGAATACCAGACTTATTATAACGACGAAGACGTGGATGTTAACAGACTCTATAACAGGGCGAAAGTGATACTGAACGGTATTACTAGTGACCGAATTGAAGAGGTTAGCGAGGATCATCCGGAAGATTATCGTTATGATAGAGTCAAGGGGGTAATCGCTCTAGTTATACATGAACTACATTCAAGGGCAAGTGTATCGGGAGTATCTATCGTATCTAATGATGGGTACTCCGAGCACTATGTCAGTGAGACGGAGTGGCAGAGCGGACTAGAACGAGCAGTACGACAAGCTTTATCTGGTACAGGATTGACGGGGTGCATGTAATGAACTTCACAGACACGATAACAATGTATAGTTCGTATCCTACAAGCGATGACGACCATTATTGGGAGCGCTTTGTTATAAAGGGTTGTCAGTGGAGAGAGAAGATAGTTCGCACTACAGATAGTAGCGGTAAAGTATTTAAGACTAAAGAAATTTCGGTTACTATCCCCATAAATGGTGACATGAAAAATAGGTTGTTTTTCGACACTAAAGGAAAAGACATCATCGTCCTTGGAGAGTGCCCTATGATTAACGTGTCAAATCGCGAGTTTGAAAACATCAAGAAGAACTACACTTTTTTCACAATTCGCACGTTTACCGACAACTCGCGCCGAGATAGGCTCAAACATTGGAGGTTTACATCATAATGGGGTTCAAAATCAAAGACGCAAGAGTCGAGATGCGACCTATAGCAGAGATACTCCGTAAAAGAGGGCTTGAGCCAAGTGGGAGGGTTCAAAGAGCTGTCGACCAAGAGGTCTTAAGGCTCTGCGAACCATACGTACCGCATGACTCTGGCGCACTGGTGCGTTCTGGAACAATTCACACAAAAATTGGTTCCGGAAGAGTCGTGTATAGGACTCCGTATGCTCGACGTTGGTATTATCGCCCGGCTCATTTTAAAGGGGCACCAAAAAGGGGTAATTATTGGTTCGAGCGAATGAAGAGGGAAGGCGGACGAAACAAAATACTAAAAGTGGCAGCGCAAGTCGCTGGCGCAAAGGAGAAGTAGCAAATGGTGACAAAAAGCGAGAAAATTAAGACATGGTTAAGTGGGTGTGGCTTCTTCCACGTACAGGACATTGATACCGACCGACTTGAAGAGGGAGCTGACCGCGTTGGAGTTTACAAGCAAGCGCAGAGAGATGTCACCGAATTTGTGGACGGCTCCAAGGTGGTTAATGAGTACTACTATTTTTTACTCCGTCAAGACGCACAGCTTGAACACGATAGGAAGTTGTCTAACAACCTTATGGCAGCCTTAGAGGGTTGGATAGAGGAACAAGACCGCATAGGCAACCTACCGGATGTAGAGGGTATCGAGGGCGTTTTTATCGCAAACGGCTATTATTTGATTGACATTGAAAACGATGATTCGGTTTATCAAGTATCAATCGGGATCACTTATCACAAGAAAGGAAAGAATTAATGAAAGGCGAAGGCAAGGTTAAAAAGTACGAAGTCGCACTATTCTTAAAAGGAAAAGGCGCGACGGACTACACAAGAATTAAGAAGGCAACTGAGCTCAAGTTAGAGTTTGGTGCAAGTACACAGGAGTACGACTACATTGCTGACGAGAATCCAACAATCGAGCTTGACAAGTACAAGCCAGAGATTAGCGGACTTCCTCTCACAATGTACAGAGAGGAGCCCGATTTTGCCCTTATTTGGGACCTGGCTTACAACCTCAAGACTGGAGGCGAGGCAGTTGTAGACCTTCTGCTCGTGTACAAGTTCGATGAGGATGCTGCAAAGACAGGCACATGGAAGGCTTGGAACGTGCCAGCAACCGTAGTTGTAAAGACTCTAGATGCAGTAGACGGCAAGATTGAATTCGATTTACAGCTCAGAGGTACTGTCATTAAGGGTACAGTTACAGAAGAGGGCGGAAAGCCTAAGTTCAAAGCAGCTGGCGCATAAGTTATCACTAAATTAATACACTTTTTAGGAGGGAAGTAACATTCCCTCTTTTTTATTTACGCAAAGGAGATATAACAATGGAAATTATTCTAAATGATAAGGAGTTCGAACTACCGAAGAGAACTCCGAAGATTGCGAAGCTGTTCGATGACTTCAACGCAACATTCGGAGAAGGCGATGTAAAAGTCCACAACAGCGCAATGAAGGTACTAGAGGCGACAATCGGACGAGAAGGCATCAAGGATGTGTTCGGCACAGCAGATTCGGAACAGATTTCCGTTGTAGAGTCTGCTATTGCTGTAAAGGAGATTGACGACGTATACATGGCTCCTTTAACGGAGTACATGATGAGAAAAGAGGCTGCGGAAATGGATAGACCAGCATTTACAGCGGCAAACGAGCTCTTGCGCAATGTTGCAAACCTATCTGAGTTAAAATAATGCAGTTACCTTTTAGAAGGCTACCTAAATCGCTAACAATTGACGATGTTGAGTACCCTATACGTACAGATTTCCGATTTTGGCTCGCATTACCAGAGCTAGAGGACCTATCTGTACTTTTTTTAGGCAAAAATCCGTCATTTATGCGTTATTTCTCTCAAAGCGCAATAGAGAAGATTGTCGAATTCTATCACTGTGGCAAAGAAGTTGAGCAAAACGAGAGCGGTGTCAATGTTTTAGACTTTAAAATCGACGAAAACCTAATTTATGCAGCGTTTAAGCAGGCATACAACATGGATTTGTACGATTTAGAGACCGATGAGCTCCATTGGTACAAGTTCAAGGCTCTTTTAGACGGATTACCTCCCAATACAGCCCTATACAGGGTTATTGAGATAAGAGCATATGACGGGGATGATCCTTGTTATAAAAAGCTACGTGATAAATTCGCACTTCCTGGAAAGCTAACTGAGGAGCAAGAGGTAGCAGGAAAGAAATTTGATGAGGTATTCAAATAATGGCAGACGGTACACTTATATTCGACACCAAAGTAGAAAGCGAAGGTGTCAGCACTGGCATGTCTACCGTTAAGAAACTGTTTACCGCAGGTATGGGGTTCGTTGTAGCAAAGCATGCTGTCGGACTGGCGAAGATGGGAATTGCCTACAATTCGCAGATGCAAGACTTTCAGAGCAAGTTCAAGGTGTTGCTAGGCAGTGCCACGAAAGCAAATAAACACGTGGCAGAACTGCGAAAGCTAGCTATGAAAACGCCCTTTAGGACAACTGATTTAGCAGCTGCATCGCAACAGCTACTTGCGTTCGGTGTTAACTCTAATAGTGTTAGTGGTCACTTAAGACGGTTAGGTGACATTTCTCTCGGGAATAAGGAGAAGTTCCAGCAACTAGGACTTGTGTTCGGGCAGGTTTCGTCACAAGGGAAGTTGATGGGGCAAGATCTATTACAGTTCATCAATGCGGGATTTAACCCGTTAAAGGAACTATCCAAAATGGGTCGAGGCACATACCAAGAGTTAAAAGACCAAATGGCACAAGGAAAAATCAGTTTCCAGGATGTACAAGCAGCAATTGAGCACGCAACATCTAAAGGCGGTCAGTTTTTTAATGGTATGAAAGAGGGAAGCAAGACCTTTTCTGCTCAAGTTGACGCACTAAAGGGCAACCTCGAAATTTTGGCAGGTAATGCGTTTAAACCACTGTATAATCTGCTAACGCGTATCGTACCTCACCTAGGTGCGGTCGCATCAAAATTAAATAAATACCCGAAAATAATTGGGGCGGTAACGACCGCAGTAACAACACTTACTGCGGCGATGGTGACGTTTTATGCGGCGCAGAAGTGGGCTGTATTCAACGAAGCGATAAGAGGTTCAATGACTAGTGCAATGAAATTTTTCAGTGCATTCCACAATTCGTTGTGGCTGAATCTCGGTGTTGGAGTAGATAAGATTATACCAGGACTGGGAACTAAACTACTCAACATCCCTATAGGGATGCAGTCGGCAGTCGGCAAGCTCTCAAGTGTGCTTGGTTCGGCGGGTAAGTCAATTGCTGCGTTCATGGCTACACCAGCAGGAATAGTAGTTGCTGTTGGGGCGGCTATAACAGCGCTCGGCGTGTGGGTAAACAAGATAGGCGGAGTTGATAAAGCTATAGCTCTAATTCATTCGAAAATAGCTGCCTTTAAGGCGAAAATACCAGAATTGATAAAAGGTATAGGCGCAGGCTTTAAAGTCGCTGTAGAAGGAATTAAGACGGTTCTATTCGATGTCTTGCCAACAGTGGTAAAGGCTATATGGAAAGCGCTCCCATCCGCACTATCAACAATTGGACAGTTAGCGAACAATCTCGGAACATATCTATTCCAAAAAGTCGGCCAACTAGCGCAAGCAATCGCAACAGGATTACCGAAGGCACTACAAGCGGTTATAACCGCTATTCCTAAAGTACTTATCGAGTTATTTACCCGTTCGGGTGAAGGCGCAAAACAAGGCGGCGAACAGGCTGGCGCAAAAGGTGGCGAGGGAATCGCTTTGGGTTTCCTTAAGACTTTTATCGTTGGTATGGGAAAGCTAGCTCTCGCTATTGTTACGGCTCTGCCTCAGATTGCAATTGCAGTTGTAAGTGGAATCGTGAAGTGCATACCGATAATTCTATCGGCTGTTGGCAATCTTGCGATTTCGGTTCTAAACGCAATCGGCAGAGGACTGGGCAGTCTAGTTACGGTCGCAGTTAATTGGATTTGGGGGTTTATCGAAGGTTTCCTAATAGGCGCTGCGAACGTGATCAATGCGGTGTGGAACTTTGCGACATCACTCCCCGGCAAGATTATTAGTGGAATAGGGTCGCTAGTGTCAATAGCTATCAATTGGCTAGTGGGATTTGTGGGCGGTATACGTAGCGGATTTGCAAGGGCTGGTTCAGCAGTGATTAGTGGCGCAAGGTCACTTCCTGGCAGAGTTCGTGGCGCTCTGGGCAGTCTCTATAGCATTGGAGTTCACTTCCTACAGGGACTTATTAACGGTATAAAGGCTGGATTCGGCAGAGTTTTCGGCTTGATTAGTTCGCTCGGCTCAAAATGTAAAGCGAAATTAAAGAGTGTTTTCGATATTAACTCGCCGTCAAGGTTCACGACCTGGATTGGCAAGATGCTTATCGAGGGTATGGACGTCGGAATTGTAAGAAACACAGATAAACTACTCAATTCTATAGGCGAACAAATGGGACTGGTGCAGGATGCATTCTTGATAGATACTCCAGAGATTAATCCTATAGCCTCAGCAATTAGTGGTGAGCGTTCAAGAATCTTCGGTGCGACAGGTTCAAGCCAACATGTTGAAGTTAATCAGACCCTCAACTTCAACCAACCTTGGAAGTCACCAGCAGATGTATCTAGAGCAGTATCGTGGGAGACTGCGAAGTTAGGACTAGCGGGAGCACAATAATGATACACAACTTAGTTTTAAAGGCCGTTCGTAGTGACGGCCTAATATTTCACTACGAGTCAGACGACTGGCGAACTACTTCCGTTACGGGGGTAGACGCAGCGGATATAGAAGTTTCGAAAGAAGCAAGAGGAGTTGGAGACGGTGCAATTATCACAGGAAGGCGCAGACTTCCGAGGGAGATAACTATTACTGCACAGGCACAGAATCACGAGGCTAGAGCGAAGGCTCAAGGGTTCCACAACAACCGTTATAGAGTCGACCTATACATCACCTATAACGGAGTAACTCGAATTGCGAAGGATTGCGAACTTACTGGAAAGTCAATTCCGACAAAGAACGTTTACAAGCGTCCGGATATGACTATAAAATTCTTGTCACCTCATGCTGACTTGTTTGCTGTAGAAGGTGATCAGACGAGCTTTAGCAAGAGACAACCTCTATGGGCGTGGCCTCATGCGTTTAGAAGTGGTGCGAAGCGGAACTTTTCAAGAGAAGAGGTCGCAACCGAAAAGGTTATCGAATATCTTGGCTCTTCCCCAGCACAGCCTATTATCGAGATTGAGTCTCAAGGGTATGCAAAGAATATCACCGTTAAGGTTAATGACAGGGTTGCAATTCTAAATGTGGAGCTCAAGAAGGGCGACACAATCACAATTGATACATCTCGGTCCTATGCGGTGCATAACAACAAGATACTTGCGTTAGGTACGGACGACGATCCTTACGACTTTAGGCAGTTTGTGCTCGATTACGGCGACAATGTTGTCAAGGTCGATGCAGAGGCGGGGGCTTCTGCACTGAGGACGAGCATAGAGTATGTAGGGAGGTACGATGGCGTATGATACAGTTCTTTGATAAGTTCATGAATCGCCTAGAGGATCTCGACTTCATAGAAGTGACATGGAATCGTAAGTGGACCGAGCCGGGTGACTTCTCTATACATCTCGCAGCTAAAGACTGGAATAAACACGCAAAGTTCGTACGCAACACGGGACGTCCGGAGACGGGCATCATCCAGAAGACTGTATACGAGGTAACTGCACAAGGTGCGATGGTGACTGTATCAGGCTTCTTCGCTGAAAAGGTGCTGTCTAAAGTCGTATTGCACTCGGATGAGAATGTTAACGAGAGAGGGGCGACTGTTGTGTTCGGACTTTTTGCAAACATCAATTCTAGCGCACTGGGGCAATACTCCTCGCATTTAACTGACCACAGCATACCGCCCTCGGTACCTGGGCAAGTGTGGGGCGACTACGACGCTGAATGGATGCCGGAGCTAGTCTATTCGTTCAAAGGGGGAACCGACGCAGCGACATCGCTATATGATGCTTGTTTGCTGTATGGGCTGAGCATATCGGTCGAAGTCGCGGAGACGTACAAAGAGTCTGTTGACTGGATAGAGGAGTGGCAACGCAAAATAAAAGAGCCGCACTTCCTATACAAGGTGTACCCTCTTCACGGACGAGATTTAAGAAACAAAGTAATCTTCGGAGTTGGCTGGGCGAATGTCTCGAAAATCGAATATATCTACGACGATAGCGGAGTAGTTTCGATTGTAGAGGCTAGACAGACAATGGAGGAGACCGGCTTTTCAAAAGAAGAGCTAGTCACAGATGAGCAAGGCAACACTAAGAGCTTAATTCGAGAGTTCTATATTGATGAAGGGAATCGTCCTCGGGACCTTGACTTGTACCCCAAAAAGGTAATTCAAGGCAACGTATCCGGCATAGAGCTTAAGGTATCCAACGAATCAACCATTAGGGAGCAACTGCGGAACCAAGCGAAACTCGAGATGCTGAATAACTGGAAGCAAGAAACAATAAACGTTGATGTGCTACAGAACACGTTCTACTACTTGCAGGACTACAATCTAGGCGACATATGTACGATAGTCCTTGATGATATAGAGCAGATGTTCACAGCTCGAATCATGGAAGTTAAAGAGGTGCATCGCAAGAACACAGTAGAGGTACAACTTGTTATGGGGACACCTCGCAAACAGAACTATGTCGCTTTAAGTATTTAAGGAGGTTTAAATGATCGCATTACCATTACAGTCGCACTTCGATTCAGACCCTAACGGCGATAGGGCGGTATCAGATAGCGACGTAAGAGAAGTATTTAAGTCAATATGGGGGAACGGAGTCACGACAGTTAAGTCCGACGGCTCAGACCTGCAGGTTCAATCCCATAGCGGTATGAAGGTTAAAGTAATGCCAGGAGGATGTGTTATAGAGGGCGCAATCGGCAGACAGACGAATGAGTTAACAATCAACATCAGTAACTCTCACCCTTCGTTAAAGAGAATCGACAGAATAGTTGCAAGGCTCGACTTGTCCGACAGCGTAAGAAGTATCGATGTGTACAAGAGAGAAGGTGTACCGTCCAATACACCAGTTGCTCCAGACCTCATAAAGCAACCGAATTACTTCGAGATTGCTCTAGGGGATATATACGTAGGCGCTGGAGTGTCTGAGATAACAGCGGCGGCAATTCTCGACCAAAGACCAGATAGAGAGCTGTGCGGCTTTGTCTTGCCAGCATTCCCGGTTAATTTTAGTCTAGAAGCAATGACATCGAGATGGCAGAGCATACTAGAGGGGGCAATTGATGGCACTGCAGCTGGGAAATTGCAGAACAGTATCAACGAACTACAGAAAGAACTGCAGAAACTAAATGCATCAACAGATGATGTTAAGATTGATAACGCTAATGCAGAGAATGAGCTTGCTTCATTCTTTGGATCGTCAATAAGAGCATAGAGTATAAGGGGGTGGAAAAATGATAAGTGTGCTTAAAACTTTGATTGAAATAAAGAAAATGCTAGCAACAATTGAAACAAAAAAACTGCTCTGGTCAAACGCAAGACCAAATTCGGAATTTTCGTCACAATCGCTAACGATTGATGGGAGCTATGATGAGTATATCATTGAGTGGAACGACTACATGGGCGAAAATGCTAGATCTAGTTTAAGTTTGAAAAAAGGCGAATCCGTCAAATTCTGTGCACCATCGATTGGTGGCGGTGGAACAAATTTCTGGGTAAACGCGAGGACGGTTGCAAGTTCTGGGAGTGGTAGCTCACATAGAATCACGTTCGGAAACGGTACATACAAATCCCAAGGCAACACATCAGTAGCAACAACAAATGCTGCAATGATCCCAGTGAGGATATATGGCATCAAGAAGCTTGGTAATTAGTAGCGGAGGATTATTGAATGATAGATTGGACAAGCATTATAGTGGCTGTTGTGACGGCTACAGGAGCAGGAGCAGGGTCACTATACGGAATCCGTAAAACAAGCTGCTTAACTGACTTCAAGATTGACAGATTGACCGAGGAAGTTAGGAGGCATAACGATTTCGCTAGTCGCATCCCTATTATCGAAGAGAAGCTAAAGGTAGTAAATCATCGTCTTGATGATCTCGAAAAATAAAAAATTAAATAAGTTAGTTAGCCGGGTGAAAGCTCGGCATTTTTATTGCTAAAAGGAGGTAGATTATGAGAATCAATTGGAAAGTAAGATTTAGAAATTACGCATGGCTGACAACATTTATGCTCGGTATGATTGCACTGTTGTATCAGTTCATAAAAGTGATTAATGCGGCAAGACAAGGAGTACCACCACAAGAGCTTTTAGAGGAGACAGCAAAGATGCTGTTATTTTTCCTGTGGCAGATTGGCGTAATAACTGACCCAACTACCAAAGGAACAAGTGACTCTAAAATGGCTATGACTTACAAAAAGCCTAGAGACGAGATTGGCGGAGAGCATACTCCGGGGTTTACTGCAATTTCACAAGAGGAACACGATCCATCAGATGCACCAACAGACAAGGAGGTGTAAGATGAATGGGAACAAGGTTATAGAGTATGCTAGAAAATTCCTCGGACAAGGCTCTGCAACATTCGCAGATTGGTACTATGGTTCATCCTCGTACAGAGGATGGGCATGGTGCGCAGTCTTTGTGTCATACGTACTCTCCCATTTAGGCATTAAATGGGAGAAAAACAACAATGTCGCTAACGCACAGATTTGGTGTAGCAAAAATCTGAAATGGGTAAATCTGTCAGAGGCACAAGCTGGCGACATTGTTATATTCTGCTGGAGCGGGAAAGGATATAATTCCGGGAGCGGTTCGAGAGATCACATAGGGTTTGTGATAAACAGAAATGCAAACGGAACACTTACAACCCTCGAGGGAAACACAAGCGGTTCAAGGGTGGCTATAAGAATCAGATATCCTAAAAATATAAGAAATATATATAGGCCAGATTACTCGACAACTCCAACTGTAGGGTGGATTCAGGACTCAAAAGGTTGGTGGTACAGGACTAAAGAAGGTAACTACTATAAATCAACCTGGGCGCAGTTAAATGGTGCGTGGTACTACTTCGACAGTTCAGGCTATGCTGTTACTGGATGGAAAGAAATAAAGAATAAGTGGTACTATTTCAACAGCGATTGCAAGATGGTTACAGGGTGGCTGTCAATTGGCGGTAAGTGGTACTACTTAGAGCCCAACGACGGAAGTGCATATATAAGTGGTATGCATGCGATATCGGGAAAGAATTACTATTTTAACTCAGATGGAGTTATGCAAGTCGGATGGGTAAAAACCGATAACGAATGGCAGTTCTATAATGATAATGGCAGTAGAGTTGAAAAGGGATTAGTTATGGGAGATAGTGCTGTCTTTGCTGTCAAGGATGGAAAGCTTATCACTAATGGAACGGTAGACATTAAAGCGGATAAAGACGGGGCAATTTCCGTTATGTAGTTAAAGGTATTTATAAAACGTCGAGATTGAGAGGGTAGCTCCCTCTCTTTTTTTATTGCATATTGATGTATGAAAATACATATCTTAATTTAGCGATGTTCCGAGTGTCACGATTTAGAGCCTGTAGCAATTGAAACACAAAGAATATATACGCGTCCCGGATGCGGTACCAATATAAACAGAGAAAAGCTAAAAGCCTTGTAACTACAGCAGTTGCAAGGCTCTTTTCTTTTTTGTCTATATTACAGGTGTTCTAAATTGACCTGTTTTGTCGTGCCATGTGTGACATGTGTCACATTGAAGGAGTGTAAATTTATGCATAATCGGTGTATATTGCCGTTTTTTCGTTATGTCCGTAAATAAATGCATTATCGTTCCAATAATTCTCCAGCATAGGGAGTACCTTTACAGCCTCCTCGTATCTGCTGTGCGTGTATCGGTCTGTCATTCCCTCAAGAGAGTGTCCCGCTATTCGCTTAATATTTGCGATTGTCATGCCTGGGATATGCGCAAGGTCAGTTACATAACTGTGCCTAAAGCAATACGGCTCTAAGTCGGATTTTGGCAGTTTAAGGGTATCCTGCAACTTCTTAAAAGACCTAGTACGTTGATTAGCAGACAACTTGCAGATGTATTCGTTACCAAAACCTTTATTGCCGATTAGAAGACGGTCACGGAGCGATTCTGGGAGAGGCACATATCGCTTTGCGTTTTTGTTCTTCGTTCCGTCAACATATAGGTACCCTTCGCCAATATCCTTATAACGGACTCTAGCGGTTTCTCCTGGTCGAAGACCGCACAGTATAACTAGATCTAGCCAAAGCATATGTCCTACATAGTTATTGCGCTCTATAATAGTTGCCTCCCGTCTTATCTTCTGCGGTGTAGCATCTGGGCAAGATACATACTCGCATGGGTCTTTACTGCATAGATCGTTTGCGAGAGCGAGACGGAATAGTTGCCTCAGTGCCGCAAGTACATTCTTAACATGACCTTTTGTGTGTCCTTTAGCTGCATTCTCGAGCACCATTGTGATATGTAGTTCTTTTACATTAGCTACTCTCATTCCTCCTATAAGAGGGAGTATGTAATTATTAGTTATAGACTTGCGACCGTCAATAGTCTTCTGTGTTATGCTTGTCTTTGCATCTAGTCGGTCGTACCAGAGGTCAGATAGCTCGTTAACGGTAATAAAGCGACCAACATGTACACCGTGTTCGAGTTCCCACTTCATTCGTTCACGATTTGCAATCGCTTCTTCAAGTGTGCGCCCTTCGGCAAAATATCGCTTGCCATTATGGGTAAATGTCTTTCTAATCCTCTTTTTCATCGAAATACTCCTTATTTTGGGCACAAAAAGCACCACTTTGATATACTTGTTGTAATTAAGTGGCGCTACTGATATACTCATTATCGATATAGTGTTGTGTTACTGGACTTTATACCAGTAGCTCCGAATCGCTCCTATTGGCGTAGGGGCGATTTTTTATTTAATTAGAGGGGCAAATCCTCCGCACCGTAAACCCTATTGTTTTTTACGGGGTTTGTATACGTACCCACGTTGTATTTTATCTTGTATGTCATCAATATATCTATCTAACACTTCTTTGAATTCGCCACGATAAAATGTACTCTCTTTCGCAGTTAGCATAAAATCAAGGGCACTGCTTTACTAGTACTTTTGAAATACTAATAGCCAAATCTGGAAAATACGGCGTAAGCTTGTATGCTGTTTTGTATGCATCAAGTGCTTTGTCAAATTCATATTCACCTTCGTAGCACTTACCCAAATTGGAGTAAACATTTGAAATGCTTGCTTTGCGCTGGTCGACATCAACCCCGTCAGAATTTTTTACGTGGCCATCTGGAAAATCTCTATACTCAAAAATATGCGGAATAAATTGTTCGAGGTAATAAATGGCCTCTTTGCGGTACCGTGCTCCAGCATACACGTAAATTTCTGATATTAAATGCAACTCCTTCGGGTCAGCGGCGGGCTTGCAAAATTCTGCGGCCAGTGCAAGCGTTTCGGTTCTTGGTAAATCATATAGAAGAATCTTTCCTGTTATAAGAGACATTTTTTTCGAAGGAAAGATTGCGGTTAAGTGAGAAAATAATTCAGCTGCAACACTGATGTTTTTACCCCTCTTATGTACAAAGTTAATCGCTTCTTCGAATTTTGTTTTTGCGGGCGGTACTTTGTTTCGTTTAAAAATATTCATCTCATTAACTATTGCCTTTCATTGGATAGCCACCTGCAATACTGTTTGGCGGTGACGCTATAAATAACTATGCCATTAACTCGTGCCTCATAAGCTCAACGTCCTCTAACGGAATCATCCTATCAAGGTCATCACTCATTATATGCTTAAGTTCGTGGTTTATCGTGTCGTTTTGCTTATCGACCGAGTCTCTTGAGTTAACTATTATCGTGTAGTATGCTTGCCCATCCTCGTCGAAGTAGTACGCAGTCAATCCGTGTATCTTACAAGGTAAGTCCATATATTCTATCCTGTACATTCCTTCTTCCATATCACTTACCCTCTTTTTGCTTTAACTTCTCTAGCAGTGTTGCAACGTATCTTATATCTTCCTCTGATACATCTCTTGCTGCGTCAAATAGAACGCGCAAATCATCTCTTTTATATAACTCCTCTGCAACTTTTGCAGCAGCAGAATCAAGGTAATATTTATACTCAATTGAGTCTTTCAATAGAGCTGAGCGCTCTACATCGAGATACTGACAAATCTTGTCTATTTTATCCATTCTAGGCATCTTGATACCCTTACACCAATTAGATACTGAGGCTTGTGTAACTCCGATATATTCAGCAAGTTCTTGCTGTGTTATGTTGCGCTCTTCTAAAAGTCTGTTCAGATTTTCTGAAACGATTCTATTTATTTCGTGTTCTGTCATTTTTTTATTCCCCTTCCCGTGAGAGCATTATAATGTAAGAAGTTATAATGTGCAATACTAAAATTAAAAAAATATAACTTTAAGTATTGACAATAACTTTAAGTTATAATAGAATTAAGTCAACCCAAGGAGAGGAGGTGTCAACTTGAGAAACGAATTACAGATTAGCTTGGCGGCTGCAAGAGTAAATGCAGGAATGACTCAAGAAGAGGTAGCTAAAAAGTTACGAGTATCTAAGAGTACTGTTCTGAACTGGGAGAAAGGCAAGGTCAGTCCTAAATATACTCAGTTCAAAATGCTATGCGATATTTATGACATATCAGGGGACTATATTTTTTTACCCTAGATATAACTTAAAGTTATATAACAAGAAAGGAGAAAACGTGAACGAATTACAGATTTTTAAAAACAGCGACTTTGGAGAAGTCAGAACGATGGTTATTGATGGCGAACCGTGGTTTGTTGGAAAAGATGTAGCAGAGATTTTGGGGTATGTGGACACAAACAAAGCTCTAGCAATGCACATTGACGAAGAAGATAAACTCAACGACAAAACAGCGTCGAGTTTGGGGCAAAGAGGAGGATGGTTTATCAACGAATCAGGTCTTTACAGTTTAATCCTGTCTAGCAAGCTGCCGAAAGCGAAAGAGTTTAAGCGCTGGGTGACAACAGAGGTGCTACCAGCAATCAGGAGACACGGGGCGTACATGACAGAGCAGACCCTAGAGGCGGCACTATCAAGCCCAGAATTCCTTATAAAGCTTGCAACAGAGCTAAAGGACGCAAAGGATACCAATAAAAAGTTAGAAGCTGTAAACGCAAATTTAACGGTTGAGAAGCAGATTATGCAGCCGAAGGCGGACTACTTCGACGAACTTGTAGACAGAAACCTACTTACTAATTTCAGAGAGACAGCAAAGCAACTTCACATCAAGCAAAACGATTTTGTGTCGTTTCTGATTGAAAAGAAGTACGTCTACAGAGACAAGAAGGGTAAGCTTATGCCTTACGCAGATAAAAATAAAGGGTTATTTGAGGTAAAAGAGACCTTTAACGAAAAAACTCAATGGAGCGGAACTCAAACCCTAATAACTCCTAAAGGAAGAGAGACATTCAGATTACTCTGTTTCAAAGAGTAAATGGAACGCAACAGAAAGGAGGAACGGAATGAAACAAGGCGCAATGTCAGTAAAGTTAGTAAGAGTAATTAAGGAAGTTAGTGCAGTTGGAGCGGGAACAAAGGAAGACCCCGTACGAGAAAGGACTCAATACTGGGGTCTTGATGGGACACTGTTATTTGCTATTGACTCTGCGAATTCAGAAAACTCTGAGCATTCTCAAAGATTAATTCATCGTCGATAGAAGCTACAACAGTTTTCAAGTTATTACCTCCTATACAGGGGATTATACAGCAAAACAGAAAGGAGGCACACATGCAAGGACAGGATTTTACAAAACTAATAGAGCTATCAAAAGAAGTAGCAAAAGAGCTTAAAAATTACCACCCTCATATGTCCGTGGTGATTACCGCTGACTATATAAGGGTGGACGAGAGCGTTATCGGCGTACCTATAGACGCTCGTAGCGATAAGAATTCTCCGGGAACCATTCGCATACTTGCTCACCTCCTTTCGAGGTGAGTATATCACAACACTATATCAAGGAGGTACACATGGATACTCAAACACTTACAAGGGATATCAAGTCCGAAGTCGGCAATTGGCCGAACGTCTCCCAGATAGCTCGGTATCTCGGCAAGTCGAGGGAATACGTTAACGAGCTTATGAGAGACTGCGACCACCTCACTAGGGGCGGAGCAAAACAGTATCTAGCCGCAGATGTGGCAAAGAGAATTATGCAGAAGAGAGTCTGCTAATGAGGTACGAAAATGTTTAAGTCGGTTAAAGAAGTACTGAGAGAGGCATGCAAGGAGAACGGTAACACGCCTATACAGGAGATAACCGCTGCGGTAGGAGTTACGGCACTGATACCAATGTTATGGATAGCCATATACATGCTTGGGGCGAGGTAAGGATGAGTTATGGACAGAGTAAATCGGTTAAAAGAGTTGTTGACAGAGTTGTCGGAACTAGATCAGCTCTGGGCACAAGGTCACAGAGCCGACGCTTTCAAGGATTATCGAAAGTTCTTACTAGAGGAGATATCGAAACTCAAGGAGGAAGTAACAAATGAACAAGAAGACTAGTTTAAATAAAAAAATACTAGAGTTTGCAGACGAACACTGTCTATATATCCTGGGCCAATACGGTAGAAACCGTAGAGTCAGAGAGGCGAAATATTACACAGTATCTACAGATACTGACATATCTCTAGGCAGAGTTAAGCCTGACTGCTCCTATGAGCAATTCCTCGAAGAAATAGCCATCAATGCTATCTCCGAGGCAGAACGTCTATCTGATCTTTGTATTGTACAGGAAGAAGAGTACGGAGAGCTGTATGACAATTACGCAACCCTCAAAGAGGAGGTAATAGATGAAAGAGAAGACAATTAGTCAGCTCTTGGAAGAAGTTGCAAGCGAAATCTGCGACCACTACTGCAAATACATGCATGGGAGCTACCTAGAAGAGGAGCTTGACGAAGTTTTAGATAAACACTGCTCGAACTGTCCTTTGAACAAATTGTAGTAAGTGGAGGAGGCAACTAATGATATTTAGAACATTTGTAATTGGAATGGTGCTAGTCGGCACCACGATAATCCTTACAGAGTTGCACCGATACATGGTGTACAGCGAGGAGCTAGAGAGGGAGGCAGAAGAGTGGAACTAAGGACAGATATGACATTCGCAGAAACGCTGGACGCTATAGCGAGAACTATACCATGCATAAAAGCGTCTCAAGACTGCTTTAAGCAAGGCAAAAACGATTATTACAAAGCGATTGAAACAGAACTTGACAGAGCTTTATATCTACAGGAAAGGGAAGTTGTCGACATTGCATTTAAATATGCGTTCGCAGAAGGATGGCTTGCACATAAGAAGGGAGGCGAAAATGCTAGATAAAGGGCGCATATACGGCTACGCAAAGGCTTACCTAGAGTCGGTTACGGATCTATTGAAGGATAAAGCTGAAGAGGCTGAAAGCGACTTCTATATAGGTGATAAAAACCTACTGAGGTCAGCTCTAAACCAATACGAGGACGATTTAAGTGAACTAGAGGCACTTATGGAAGGTAGCACAGATGATAAGAAGTGAGAAGTTATACAGGTATGCTGCGGAGTTCATCGAAGGCGAACTAAAAACAATCGATAGAGCATTAATGCGGACCGATAGCGAAGAGCGACGAGATGAACTTCAGAAGAGACAGCACGAACCCATATGCGACTTAAATGACATGTAAAAACAAGGCTATATAGGAAAGAGCCTAGAGCAAGCAAAGAGAACAAAAAAAGAAGAAAGGAGGAGAAGGTATGCTGAATTTAGAACCTAAACACGAAAAGAAGAGCAGACTAGAACGATTCTTTGGCGATTTGCTAGGAGCAGAAAAGACAATACCTAGAACAGAATGCGACTGGATTGACCCAAGAATACCAACAGACGAAGAGCTAGACAAGGTCGTTGACGAGTACCTAGCAATTAAGCTCGTATCTGTTCCAGACAGTGACCTAGCTTTTATGGACTAAAAAAGGGCGCAGACCGAAGTCACGCGCTCCCTAAAAAACTCAAACACATTATACAGGAGGACAACGAAAATGGCAAAACTACAAGGCGATTTCAGAAAATTTATGAATAAAAACTACCTCGGTTCGTGGGATATCCCAGACGGAGACGACTTAATCGCAACGATTGATCACGTTGAACAGGAACAAGTCGAGAACGCTAAGGGAAAGGAATTAAAGCTGACTATCCACTTTACTGATAGAGGCTTAAAACCAATGATTCTTAACTCTACTAACTCACAGCGAATCAGTAAGGTAGCTGGAACAACAAGAGTTGAAAAGTGGAGCGGAATCAGAATCGCAATCTACACCGAGAAGGTTAACGCGTTTGGAACAACTACCGACGCACTTCGAATCAGAGACTATGCACCTAAGAGCAAGGAATTATTCTGCAACGAGTGCGGTGCAGAGATTGTCGGCTCGGGCAAGTACACAGCTAAAGCGATTGCGGAAAGAGCCAAGGTGAAGTATGGCGAATACCTCTGCATGGATTGTGCAATGGCTAGAGCGGAGAAGAGTACTGAGCCAGAGCAGACCGAACCTACACAAGAAGAACAGACCGAGGAGGTATAGGGCATGGCACTAGCAACACAAGAATTTATGGAAGGGTACGAGCAGGGCATGTCCGAAGCGATGGCAATTGCTAAAGCTCACCCAAAGGCATTCGGCTCGATGTTCGCAGCCTCTACATGGAGGCACGTATCAGAGCGGAATCCTAGCATTACAGGGTATTACTTAGTTCAGACGGAACGAGAAGGAACACGTAACATCAGAATCGCAATGTACAGCGCAGAGGCGAAGAGATGGCTAGCACAAGATGTAAAGCATTGGGCATATCTACACTTATATAACGGAGACAACGAGGAGGGCGGCAATGAAACTGAATAACTCGAATTACTTCAGCAAAGAGGCACAGTCGGAATACTTCTCAGTATCACAGTTCAAGAGCTTTGAGAAGTGCGAAACTAACGCACTAGCTGAGCTACAAGGAGAGACGGAGCGAGCGCAGACTACTGCGCTACTCGTCGGCTCGTATGTAGACGCATATTTTGAGGGAACACTTGAAACCTTTAAAGAAGCACATCCAGAACTACTAAAAAGAGACGGAACACTTAAGTCAGACTATGTAAGAGCTGAGGCGATTATCAATCGAATCGAAAGCGATCCGCTCATGATGAATTATCTACAGGGTGACAAGCAAGTCATTATGTCAGCAAACCTATTCGGCTACGATTGGAAAATCAAGATGGACGCATATGTTCCAGGTGAGAGGATTGTCGACCTGAAAATCGTTAAAGACTTCGAGCCTATATATGACCCTCGTCTCGGAATGAAAGTGCCTTGGATACAGTACTGGGGCTACGACCTACAAGGTGCAATCTATCAAAGAATAGAGCAGATTGCGACAGGGCGAACCGAACCGCTACCGTTTTACATCGTGGCGGCAACGAAAGAACCTACAACAGATATCGTAGTAATTCACATACCGCAACACATGTTAGATGTAGCACTAAAGGCTCACGGAGTAGAAGCGAAGATAGACCGATACGCACTAATTAAGTTCGGTGATATTGAGCCAGACAGATGCGAGAGTTGTGATTACTGCAAAGCGACAAAAGTGTTAACAGCACCTATAGAGTACGAAATATATGAGGAGGATAACTAATGAATGTAATTGCGATAAAAGGAAGACTGACGAGAGACCCAGAGCTCTCGTCGTTCAAAAACAGTAACGGAGATAACAGAGCAGTTTGCCGATTCTCTGTAGCAGTAAATCGAGATTACGGAGACGATGCGGACTTTTTTAACTGCTCAATCTTCGGCAAAAGAGCCGAGGTAATCGACAAATATTTCGCTAAAGGCTCTGAAATCGTATGCCAAGGAAGAATGGAACAGAACAAGTACAAAGACAAAGACGATAACAATCGCACAACTTGGAACTTGATTGTAAGGGACTTCGACTTCTGCGGAAAGAAATCCGATAGTGACAGCAACGAACCGAAGGCGGACGGATTTGAGCAGATAGAGGAAGACGTTCCGTGCGGAATGTTGGGAGATTGGCCGAGAAGGTGAGCGATTTATTTTATGCCAATATACAGGGTTAAAAAACATTAATGGAAAAGAAATATATGAGGGTGACATCGTAAGAGCGGTAGGCTTTTCAAAATGGATAGGCGTTGCAAAATATTCCGATAAAAATCAAGCTTTTGTATTTGAAGACACAGATAAGAACTATAGAGGAAACATAGTATTTATGAGTCAATTTGGGCAAGGTTTCAAAATACTGGGCAACATTTACGAAAACCCAGGGCTACTAGAGGAGGTGCGCTAGATGTATCTACTAATTGACAGCCGCGAAAAACCAAAGGCAATCAGCAGTATATTGAATCACTTCTCAAAGAACAACGTCAAGTACGATGTTACAAAGCTCTACTTTGGCGATTATATGGACTACGCAAGACCGAGTAGAGTTGTTGACAGAAAGCAGAATATAGCGGAACTAGCCATGAACTGCACACGCGATCATAAAAGGTTCAAGAGAGAGTTAGAGCGAGTTAAGGCGACGGGTAGCGAATTAATCCTACTCGTCGAACAGAATAGCTATAAGGACGGATAGAAGACAATCAGAGTCGAGACGATAGAAGACTTAATGCTCTGGACAGCACCTAGAGGAGTCGTCAGAGGAGAGCAAGTGTATAGAGTTCTCGTGTCATGGTGCCACAAGTATCCGTTACGAGTGGAATTCTGTCACAAGAAAAGTACAGGGCAGAGGATTTTAGAACTATTGGAGGAACAAGATGAGTAAGGCAAGATTAGCGGAACTTGTAAAAAACCGAATAGACTTGCAGTCCGTTATGGAGCATTACGGTACGCACTTTAATCATACAGGCAGTGCACTCTGTCCGTTTCATTCTGATAAGCATCCATCGCTCACAATAAAAAACGAGCGATACAAGTGTTGGGCATGTGGTGCGAGTGGTGATATGTTCGATTTTGTTCAAAACTTATACGGTGACAGCTTTGTGGAGGCTATAGAGCGAATCAACAGAGATTTAGGACTAGGAATCGACACAAAACTAAACGCACCAAAGAACAACAAAGCTATAGCCACCGCACAACGTCAGAAATCAGCCCGAGAGGAACTAAAACGAGCTCGTAGAGCAAAAGTATTAGAGCTAACCGAAAAGCACCGTATCGCTTTTAAAAACGGTGATTATGAAGAGGCTAGCAGACTCGAGAAAATCCTAGACGATATTGTCGCATATGAGGACGAACTAATTCGGAGCAGAAGACAGCACAAGGAGGCACGCAATGAATAATAACGAAATAACGACGACCTTCTCGCTGTCAGACTTTGCAGACGGAACCGTATTCGAAGAGCTTGGATTACGCGACAGGACCGTTAGCGAGAGAGAGGTGCTACTCGTACAACTCAAGAGAGAGGCAAAGGAGCTAGGACTCGGAGCGAAAGCCTTTAATGCGATTGTATCGGACTACTTACGAGGTGAGGCGATATCGAGTGTAGGCTCAATTGCTGGATACGATATGCCGACTAGGTGGGTGCTCACTAGCACAGGAGAAATACAGAAGACCACTATGGAGCTTGCATGCAGTCACCCTATATACATATCCAAGAGATTTATTGACTGCCTTACAGGTGAGATAAAACTTGAAATAACCTACTCGAGAGACTCAGAACTAGAGCGACTACAATCGTTTATCGTTCCTAAATCGAGAATAACCTCATCGCAGAGCATTGTTGCCCTTGCGAATAAAGGTGTATCGGTATCGAGCACCAACGCAGCACTGTTAGTCAATTATCTACAGGATTTTGAGGATACCAATTACGACCAGATTGTTGAAATCAAGAGCATTAATCGGTTCGGTTGGATTGGCAACGACTTTTCACCGTATGTAGATGGCATTGAATTCGATGCAGATGATAATTACCCAGAGTTAGAGCAATGCGTAACGAGACCGAACGGAACTATAGAGGGTTGGAAAGAGATTGTTAAAGCTGTTAGAAAGTCCAACAAGATAGCACCTAAAGTCGCTCTAGCTGCCTCGTTCGCATCGGTTCTAATCGAGCCACTCGACGCACTACCATTCTTCGTCCATTTCTGGGGAGCATCTGGAGGCGGTAAGACTGTATCGCTAATGATAGCCGCATCTGTTTGGGGAAAGCCCGACGTCGGATCATATATAAAGACGTTTAATTCGACCAAGGTTGCACAGGAAATCCTAGCATCAACCCTATATAGCATGCCTGTTATCTGCGACGAATTACAGATTAAAGCGGGAGCGAGTGACAACTTCGACGGATTGATTTACGAATTATGCGAAGGTTCCGGAAAAAGTCGCTCCAACAAACAACTCGGAATTCAAGCCTCTAGGAACTGGCGAAACTGCTTTATATCAAGTGGAGAGCAGCCGATTACAGGCGAGTTAAGTGGAGGCGGTGCAAAGAACCGAGTATTTGAAATCGAGTGCCAAGACGACCTCTTCAACGACCCAATGAAAATAGTTGAGGCAGTCAAGTCGAACTACGGACACGCAGGGAGAGAATTCGTAGAGGCATTAGACAGTAAGACACGCAAAAAGATTAAGACCGCACAACAGTCTGTTTTTGCCGAATATAGCGAAAAGGGATTCACTGACAAACAAGCCCTTGCAGCATCGATAGTAGTTGTGGCAGAGGCATTCTACAGCACAATAATTCTTAACGAACCGCCGAGCTTTACAGCAGACGACCTCGAGCCTTACATCGCAACGCATGACGACGTGTCGCAAGACTTGAGGGCGGTTGAGTGGTTGAAAGGTTGGATAGTTAAAAACTGGAATAAATTTGACGAAGATGCACCAGAGATTTACGGAATTGCAAACACATTCGGTACAGTTGATATAGTTGCGCCCGTATTAAGAGAACATTGTCAGAAGGCAGGTATTAACTATAAAAAGTTGGTGTCATATCTAGACAGACTTAAAGTTCTGAAAACAAACGGAGGTAGAAAAGACCGCCGAGTAAGGATAGGAGCAACATCACCGTGTTGCATATCAATATTAAAATCCTTCTTAGGTGATGATTAACTTGTTCGCAATGTTCGCAAAATGTTCGCAAAAATAAAAAGACACTTGCGAACAGAATAAACGTTGATATTTCAATAGTTATAGATAATAAATATATACTTGTTCGCAATGTTCGCAAAAATATTTACACACTTATAGGCGATACAAAAAAACGTTAAAAATATATACATATATAAGTGTGAGTAAAAAAGTTGCGAACAACTGCGAATTTGCGAACAGCCTTGATATTACTAGGCTACAGGCGAAAATAGACTGCGAACAGACTGTGAACAACTGCGAACAAACTAGGCTTTATAACAAATTAGGTAGTGTGTTTTGTAATAAATGACAAAATATTGAAAAGGAGCAATAAATATGGATAAGATTGCGTGGCACAAAGACATGATTAAAGTAAACGAGTGGACTGATGCAATGATGGAGATATTTAAAGAGATAGACGAGCTAGAGATGAGAATATCAATTTGCACATCAGATAGAAAAATAATCCTAGCTAATGCTTATAAGGTAAAACTAGAGGGCAAGCTTAAAACTCTTGAGTATTTCGAGAAAGCATTTAATGACAGAGGTTTTTATTTTGAACCGCCTATCGTTGATAGTTATAGGGAGCAAAATAGAGGATGGCTAGAGCCTATTAAGGAGGCGCAAAATGGCTAAGTGGATATTAAGTGCAGAGTCCTACGGGGCATTTAGGGCTACGAAGGAATATATTCCCGTTCCAAACCCATACGGGGTAACAGTAATTACGGAGCGAGAGGCAATCAGAGTAATTAGCGGGTGTCGTTGGGCAACTAGAGGGCATTATGTGTATGTGAGAGACCACAAGTCGATTATGTTCGACACACTGCGCGAGGCTCAGCGATATGCAGAGCAGTTAGGAGGTAATTAGATATGATCAACGACGAATTAAGGACAATAGCGAACTTCTACGGGAATGAGAATCAGTACGATAAGTTACAAGAGGAACTAGGAGAGCTGATAGAGGCGATTGATGAAGATAACCTCGAACATATTGCAGAGGAAATCGCAGACGTTGAGATTATGCTAGAGCAGATTAAGTATCTGAGTAACTTATACGAGATGGTTAAGTTACAGAAGGATTACAAAATCGTGCGACAACTTCAGAGGGTACATAAAGAGGCATCTGCGAAGGGCACAATACCATCTTACAGGGAAGCTGCTAAAGCAACACTAGAATTCCTAGAAGATAGGACACGGACTAAGGCTACTGCAGAAAAGCAGAAGGACGAGCGAGTTGATAAGCCTAGTCACTACATGCTAGACGGGCTGAATGTGGAGTCAATCGATGTAATTAGAGCGGTGCTGGGCATTGAAGGATTTAAAAAGCATTGTAGGGGCTGTGCGCTAAAGTATCTACTGAGGGCAAATAAAAAGAATGGTTTAGAAGATTTAAAAAAAGCTAGAGTTTATCTAAACTGGGAGATTGATTATGGCTGTGATAACTAGGAGGTTTGTATGAGAGATTATCAACGAACAAAAAATAACAAATATGTTTTACCTCAAACTGTTTATTTACAAGCTATATATAAAATAAGGGATTATGATAGAATGGTATTAGAATTAGAGCGAGCACTAGAGTCTAGTCCAGAGCCTTCTGACGGAACGCCAAAAGGAACTGGAACAAGCAATCCCACAGAAAGGGCGGTCATAAAGCGGTCAAAGTACCTTAATGATGTTGCGGTGATAGATAAGTGTTTTAATACCGTGCCTAATGAATATAAAAAAGGTGTGTGGAATAACATTGTGTTTCGCGAAAGGTTTCCGGATGATGCGGCGAGGAGTACCTATGGCAATTACAAAGCATTATTTGTTTTCGAGGTTGCGAAAGAGTTGTGTTTGATATAGGAGGATGACATGTCACAATCAGAAATATATGCAAAACGTGATGGGATTGCGATTACTACAGAGATGAGAGGATATGGTGGGAGATATTGCGAACGCCCGGTATATTTAGTGCCTTGTCAAAAGTGCGGTACTAAGTTGCGAAAGGTTACGTATAATCCTAGCAAAGAATATTTATGTGATTACTGCAAGCTTGAAAAAAAGCGCAAAGAGGAGGCAATAGAACAAGAAATTTGGGATTTGATAAAAACACCAAAAGAGCAAACCTTTGATAAAGCTGTTGCAAAACTTTATAAACAAGTTAAGAATTTTGATTCTTATAAAGAGGCGATTGAAATTGCAAAGAAGAGAACTGAGCGATATGACAGTATACCAGAGGTATTGGTGGCGATTGAATTAATTAAACTTGGATATTCTATTATTCCTCAACAGAAAGTTGGTCGATATAGAGTTGATTTTGCAATCCCGGCAGAGAAGTTGATTATCGAGGTTGACGGAGGTTTATATCACCCTAATGGGCCTAAAGCGGGCAGGGACGGAGATATACAGTTGAGTTTGGGACTAGATTGGAAAATTTTGCACATACCCGCTGATTGGATCTCAAATCACATAAAAATGCTAAAAAAAGTCATTATTGCAGGAATTTCGGACAACAGGGAAAAATAAGTGTGATATTATATAGACTGAAAAGAGTATATGATATACTCAAACAAAGCTGGAGAGGGGGAGAATAGACTCCCGAGGCACTGCTTGAACAAATCCATTTAAAGTCAAACTTAATAAGGTGTTGCCCGATACCGTTTTGTGTCGGGTTTTCTTTTGTGATATAAAGTTCATCTATAGATTTTTATTGGTAAAATACACGTTTTGTATAGAGAATATCTATAGTTGGGCAGGAAGCGTTGAAAGATGCTTGGCTTTTAATATAGTATTTACATAAGACAGGAGGTTTTATGTTAAATCCTATTAGCTTTAAAACAAGTCAGATAATTAAAGACCTATTAAGCAGAATCGAAGACAAATACGACGTGGATGAACAATATAAAAAAGATAGGGCTGCTGAAATAGCTAAATCACTTTCTGATTATGATAAGTGGAAAGCGCACGGTAGACCTTTAAATATTCAGGTGTTGAGAGATTTGAAATTAGAGATTGAAGATTTTGGGGAAAATCCAGAAGTACAAGAATTAATATTAGAGTGTCACAATATTTGCGAGGATTACATGAACCACAGTCAACTACCGGCATTTATATGCACGAGGGGGTCTTTATAATGGGTAAAAGTATTGTTAAGAGAATTGAAGATGTTAAAGGCAGAAGCACGAAATTCGACGCAAAGTTGTCGAGTGGTAAGCTGAAAGTTGTTGAAAAGAGGGGATTTAATGGACACAGTGTTACCGACCCCGTGTTCTGCAGCTATTGTGCAAACGGTTCAAGGTAACAATCAAATTAATCTTAATTCATAATACAAAGCAAAGAGTCCTTCGGGGCTCTTTTTTAATACTTACAAAACGACGAAAGGGGTGTAGAGAGGCGTTGGCAGATGATAAACACAAGTTAGCCGAACAGGATTATGTGTCTGGCATGAAATATAAAGATATTGCCGATAAGTATGGAGTCAGCCTCAACACAGTTAAGTCGTGGAAGAAGAGATATAACTGGAACCGTAAAGGGTGCACACAAAAAAAGAAAAAGGGTGCACACAAAAATGCTATTGCGCAGCTTGGTAACAAGAACGCTACGGGACCGCCAGGCAACAAGAACGCCGAGAAGTACGGATTCTTTTCAAAGTACCTCCCAGAGGAAACACTTGATATCGTACAGGCTGTTGAACGGGCTAATCCACTTGACCTATTGTGGCATCAGATACAGATTGCTTATGCGGCCATTATCAGAGCGCAGAGGATTGCGTATGTAAAAGATAAGGACGACAAGACAGTTGAACGAGTCGAGGAGAGGGACAGCTCTGTTTGCGGAGAAAAGTGGGAAGTTCAACATGCTTGGGATAAGCAGAATAATTTCCTCAAGGCTCAAGCAAGGGCGCAAGGAGAGTTACGTAGCTTAATCAAGCAGTACGATGAGATGCTACACCGTGATTGGGATATGGCGACAGAAGAGCAGAAGTCACGCATAGATCTAATCAAGGCTCAGACTGCTAAAGCAAAAGGAGACGACGGTGCTGATAATTACCAAGACGATGGATTTATTGAAGCTCTCAAGGATGAGGTTACGGATGTATGGGAAGATTAGCGCAGGTTTTTAGATTTAAACCGTTTAGCCAGAAGCAAAAGCGGGTGCTTACGTGGTGGCTTCCAGAGTCACCTGTGCAAGACAAGAACGGCATTATTGCAGACGGTGCTATCCGTTCGGGCAAGACTGTATCGATGGCGTTATCTTACGTCATGTGGTCGATGGAGACGTTTAGCGGCGAAAACTTCGGTATGGCTGGTAAGACTATCGGTGCATTTAGGCGTAACGTCCTAAAGCCACTCAAGTTGATGCTGTTCGCTAGGGGCTATAGGTTCAAGGACCATAGAGCTGACAACCTACTCGAGGTAAGTCGCAACGGTGTAACAAATTATTATTATATCTTCGGCGGTAAGGACGAACGCTCACAAGACCTTGTACAGGGTATTACACTCGCAGGGTTCTTCTTCGATGAGGTTGCCCTTATGCCTGAGTCTTTTGTTAACCAGGCAACGGCTAGATGCTCGGTAGAGGGTTCTAAATGGTGGTTTAACTGCAACCCAGATAGACCTCGTCACTGGTTCAAGATTAATTGGATAGACAAAGCAGACGACAAAGAGCTTATATACATACACTTCACGATGGACGACAATCTGTCGTTATCGGAGGCAATAAAGGAACGATACAGACGCCAATTCGTTGGTGTCTTTTTTAAGCGCTTTATTAAAGGGTTATGGGTCGGAGCTGAAGGACTTGTACATCCACAGTTCGCAGATGATGCAGACAAGTACGCAATTAGCTACGACGAGCTTATTAAGAGCCAACACAAGCTAGTTCAGATATTTATTGGCATAGACATCGGCGGAACTAAGTCACATACACCTTTCGTCGCTACTGGGATAACGAAAGGTTTCGAAAAACAGATACGGCTATATTACAAACGGATTGTGCACAGTAAAGGCACAGTTGATCCAGAGAAGATATATAACACTTTCGGAAAGTTTGTAAACGAGGTCCGGACTCTTTACCCAGGAGTGCCAATAACAGCCGCATTCGTTGACAATGCGGAGCAACTTATACTGAATGGACTTGCCTTATACAGTACGACTAACCGCATTGGTGTTAACGTGAAAGGCTGTCGCAAGACGGAGTTTAGTGACAGAGTGCTAGCATACAATGCTGTCATAAATACAGGACGTTTCATGTGGGTAAAGGACTTCTGCGAACCAATTGCAGATTCAATCAGTGAGATGGTGTATGACAGTAAGAGCAAAGACGAGAAGTTGCTCGATGACTTCTCAACTGACGTAGATACGTACGATGCTGACTTCTATTCATGGAGTTACTTCATAAATTATTTTCATCCTATAGGAGGACGTAAGTGAGAACGCATATTATTGAGTTCCTCAACAAAAGAGGATACAGAACTAACAGCAAGGCGCTAGAGCTGATAGACATCTGCGATAGTTGGTATAGAACAGAGCCGATAGAGGGATTCCACGACCGTTGTACTGTTAACGGCGAGAAGTACGAAGTGGCTCGAACTGGTTTTGCGAAAAGAGTATGTGAGGATGACGCGAATCTGTGCGAAGTTGTAGATTTAACCATCGAGGACAGAGCGAGTAGCGATTACATCAATGAGGTCTTTGCTAGAGAAAACTTTCAAAAGAACATCAGAAGACAGCTAGAGCTAATCGCAGCGGAGGGGACTGTTGCGGCGTATGTTCGAGTTGTTGGTGCTGATGTGCTAGATACGCAAGAGCTACAGGGCGGAGAGGTCGAGATTGTATACGTACCTCCTAAAGGCATATTCCCATTAAATGTCGAGAAGGGGATTATTACAGAATGTGCCTTCGCTTCTGAGGACACGCTCAACGGCAAGACTCAGACAACTATCGTGCTTTTCGAGCTTGTTAATGGCGAATATAGGGCGACTACTGTAGTGCTTGACCACAACGGGAAAGAGTTAGTCGATAAGCATATCGAGGTTTTGCTAGGTGAAATTAAGCCATTTGCGGTGCTGACAACTGCGGCCGTTAACAATCTCACTGATATGCAAGGTTACGGACTGCCGAAATTGTACGGAGCTATATCGGAGCTGAAAGCCGTTGACCTGGTTTTCAATGTGCTTTTTGGCGACCTAGATAAATCTGATAAGATGATCCTGTACAATGAAGCTCTTTGCAAATTTGACGAAACGGGAAAGCCGATAACACCGAACAAGCAACACAAGAAGCTATTCGTGTCTATGGGGCAAGCTCTTCCGGAGGAAGGCTCGCTGATACAAGAGATTAATCCGGAGATTAGAGTAGACGAGATCACTCGTTCCTTCGAGCTTGTGTTATCTCTGCTATCTCTTAAATTTGGTTATGGATCACGTAAGTATAGTTTTGAGAATGGTCAAATTAAGACCGCAACGGAATACATCGGGACTAAACAAGACTCTATGCAAGAGCTTAATAAACAGAGACAGAATTTGACCGACTATATAGAGGGGATAATCAAGGCGCTGCTGTGGTTCTCGAATGCATTTAATAAGACTCAGTACACGCTCGATTCCGAAGTAACAATCGGATACGATGACAGTTTTATTATTGATAGGCAGAGCGAACTTGAAGCGATGCGTCAAGATGCGCAAACGTTCGGACTTCCGAAACTGGTTATCCATTACCTTATGGAGAAGTATAACTTATCCGAAGAGGATGCGACAAAGTGGTACAACGAAGGCGGAGCAGAGGCGGACCCAATTGAACCTATAGGGGAGTAATTCGATATGCTATCGGATAGACAGAAAGAGCAACTATCTGCAGAAATGATACCGCTGTTCCAGGAACTAGAGCAAGACGTTATACAAGATATTGCTCGTAGAGTTCGTAAGGAGTCGCGCTGGACAGAGACTGCAGAACTACAGGCAAAGACTCTCGAGGCTATGGGATATAAGCCGATGGAGATTCGCAACAAGGTAATGCGTGAGCTCAAGGCTGACAAAGAGTACCAAGCTATGATTGCGAAGAATACACTCGAGCACAAGAGAGCCGTTAGAGACCGCATAAAACAGCTTGTAGCGGACGCAAAGGTGTGTGGTGATGATATTGTAAGCCGAGCTGGCACAATGGCGTTTAACGACGATTTGTCCTTCTGGAAGTCAAAGGGAAGACATCTCAGACACAGCTCTGAACTGGCTGAGATAAACGCAACTGCCTCGCACCGATTAGCCCATGAACTGAAGAACCTTACACACTCTACTGGGTTTAAGTTTATCGGTGCACCTATAAGGCTAGATAAAGCGTTTAGCCACGCAATGGACAGCGCAATCATGAACACCGCCTCGGGTGGTTTCTCAAGTGGTCAAGCAGTCGAAAAAGTCGTGTCAGACCTCGAGAAGAGCGGAATTAGGCACGTTGACTTCGGATCCGGTATCTCGAGAGGGATTGACGTAGCTGCTGCCCTAGCAGTTAGGACGACACTTGGACAGATGGCGGCTGAAATATCAATGAGCAACGCCGAAGAGCTCGGCACCGACCTTGTAGAGGTATCCTCACACGCAGGGGCTCGCGAGGGCATAGGGTGTGCCAGTCACGTTGACTGGCAGGGCAAGGTGTACAGCATAAGCGGTAAGGCTCACCCAGAGGAAGAGAAACGACTCGGTTACAAGATAGAGAAGCTGTCAGACGTTACGGGTTACCCTGATGATCCAACAGGCTTGTGCGGG